TTTGATTGGCTTTACATCATATAAGCTTTCGGAATCTAAAGTCCTTGGTAAAGATCAACAGCTTAAAATATGGAATCATGAACTATGCTGCAGGAGATGATACATTTATTATGTGCAAATAATCAATGACATAGCCAATTAACAATGTTATTATTTCACGAACTTCTTCTTCCAAAGGAAATGATATTGCAATTGGATTTGGTCAGGTTATTTAACATTCAAAGATTAGAATTGGCAATTTCTGGGAAATCGACTTCTGTTCGAAAGTCAGTTTTTGTAGCGGACATGTGAATACTTGGAAATTATACAGAGATCCTATCAAATTGTTAACAACGAAGCAATATTATCTCAAGAAAAATGAAAGGATCGTTAATGATCCCGCTCTCCATCCGCTAGCGCTAGCAGTTGGCTTAAAGGCTTAAAAAATGTCTCATCTATGCTAAGATATACTGATTGCTCGCGCTTTATAATGTGGCGCTTACTAAGCTGGCTTCATCTCTTAAAAAGGTTAGATTAATACCAACGGCCTCGAGTTTTAAGTTGATTAAAAAATTGAACATGCTTTCTCAGATCCTACAGCAATCGGTTATGAATATGAGATGGAAATCAACAATCATGCTGGAATTGGATTAACTAGCTTATATTAAATTTTATTGAGCAGCAAGCTAAATTTTAATGTCGGATCGACTCAGACGTATGAGTAAAATATCGGAAAAGGAATAATCATCTGCCCAATTTAAATTAATTATACAGCTAGAAATATTAGAGACTTAAAATTTTTTGAAAGACTTCAGTTTTATATCAACTACTATCGAAAATAGAGAATATTGAAAAGCAAAGCGAAACAAAAGAAAGCGAAAATCTTGTTACAACTAAATCTAAAGTTTTATTCGAGATAGTCATATATGAGGAAATCGATTACTCATAATTTTGAGACTTCAGCCATTATCCATCGACTTTTTTCGAGTAAATTCGCTTCGCAGAAAAATTTTTCATCTACTTCTTCTATCAATTAGAGACTCTTTTTCTTCTTCTTCTTCTTCTTCGATGCTAATTATTCATTCTTTTACCACCAAACATTTCACTAAACATTCTAAAAAATTTTTTAGCTTTTATCTTAAAAATCAAATTAATGATTTATCTTTCAGTTCTAAATTGAATAAGATAAGAGCTGAGCGTCGTCAAACGCTCCAAAACGATCAACTACTTAGAGAAAAT